TCTTTGTCAATATAGACTTCTAATGCTTTATCTAATAGAGTTAAAGTCTTTTGTGATCTATCTATAACTACTTGTTGTCTTTCAATCTGATTGGTAATTTGTTCTAGTTTGATATTATTACCAGATGTAGGTTTAACTTGATCTAGGTGTGCCTTTGATAAGAAACCAAAGATACCCATAGATGTAATAAAGACTAATACTATAACTGCTATGAATAGATACGCCTTTAATAGTCTAGGTATATCACTCTGCCAATTATTGTACAACCATGAGGCTGCTACTAACTTACCTACTTCTAATGCCGTACCCATTGCGATAATAGGTGTTACTGCACCAGCAAATAGTGTTGCAAGACCTATGATAGAATAACCAGCGGCTATTACAGATATAGATATCGCACTCAAAAATGTTAGTAAAATTAGGAACATATTAGTGTCTAAAAGTCTCTCTTATTTTTTTGATTATTGATTTAACTTTCCATGAATAATCTTTATCACTGGCATATGCGTCTAGTGTATCAACTAGTTCTAAACTATCTGCACCTAAAGCTAACTGAGCTCTGTACTTTTCATATGAGTGGTGATTACTTAATGTATTTATATACCATACCACACCATCACATTCATGTTGAAATACCTTAACTCCCCATTTTTTAGGATTATTTGATGGTAACATATGAGGTTCTCTTAAATCATATGTTCTAATACCAAATAGGTTCTTACCTTCTTTGGCAAATCTACTATCTCCCCAACCAGACTCTAAAGCTGCCTGTGCCAATAGTAAATCTTTATCTACTCTATTCGTTGTAAGATTATAGAAATAGATATAGGTTAAACATTGATTAACGTTGTCTATAAACTGTTGATTGTTTATATGTTCAAAGTTAGGTTTCTTTGGTAGATTACTATTTGCCTGTGCTTTATAAAAATGAAAAGTAACTGCACAAAATACAATAATAAATCCAACCATTAAGGTTTTAGATACTATTTTAAATGTTTTCAAATCTTCCTCGCTGTGTAATCGTAACCAGACCACTCTTGTCCTTCTTCATCTGTAAATTTAGGAAGTTTAACTTGATATAAAGATAGACCAGTTTTAAGTTTGGTAACTTTATCAAATATAACTTGTGCCTGTTTATCAGTGAAGTTATCGTATACGTCTTTTGCCCAATTACCAGTGTAGTATACTCTACTTGTTCCTGATAAATTTGAAGGTTTTCCTATTTCTTGTAGTTGTATTAATGCTTCACCAATTCTACCTTTAAGGTAAGGGTCAAGTTCTTTTACTTTTCTTCTCACTTTGTCCATGTTATAAGTCCAATCCTATTTTGTTTAATTTAGAACGATAACTATAAAATAATTGATTATGGTTACCGGTGTCTCCTTCGTTGGCCATCTGATATAGATGAACCATTTCGTGTGCTAACGTACAAGCGAAATCTTTTTTGTTTTTATAATACGGTATCATATGAAGTTGGTACTCTCTAGCACCAGTTCTATCCCAATCGTAGGTTAATACTTGGCCGTATATTTTCTCTGTTTTGTGTCTAAGCTGTTTAATAAGAACTTTGTTAAAAGGGGAAAGTTTGTTATCAAAGACTAGTTCATTTATCATAGTAAAATACATTTTTATATCTTTGTAAGTTGTTTTGTATTTCTTGTCAACTTTAGATATATCTTCTTTAATGATAGATTTAACTTTCTTTATTTTGTGTAGTTTTGTTGATTTTCTTAATGCCATATTTCCTTATTAAGTTAATCATTATATACAATCCTTGTCAACCGCTTTTGTGTCTTTTAATAGTTCACATTTATACTTCTTGTCTGCTTGTAATCTTAAATCTGTCATAACAGAATCTAAAATTGATGGTAAATACTTTTGAAGTACACTTACCATTTCTAAAGCGTAAAGGTGACCAAGTTTCTGTAGTTCAGATTCCATTATAGCTTGATTGTCTATAGATGTACCCTTAATCGTCTCCGATATAACGTGACCAATAACTGCCGTGTTATAATCGTCTGCCTTAGCAAGTGATGATAGAGCATTCCATAATACAATGTTTACTATCGCAATCGTCATTAACAACTTTTTCATAATATATCCTTTTGTTCTTATTAATATATTTAGGATACCACAGTTTGGTATAGAAGTCAAGCGAAAAGTTTTTTAGAAAAGCGAGTAAAATGAGGGTTTTTAGAGGGTACTTTGTGTCGCACCCTCTAAAACGTGAGGTTTTTAGTTGTTTTTAACGAAATTATCTGACCAGTTAAATGCTTCTTTAACTAGGTTTTCAGTTAAACCTTTGTATGTTTTGTTTAGGTCTTTGTTCTTAATGCCTAATAATACATCTGCGTCTTTGTTGTGTAATGATTCTAGTAGTCCAAGAAACATTTTCTCTTTTTGCAAAGAATTAGTTACCGGATCTGCACCTTTAACAAAGTGCCATAGTTTTTTACTTGCATAGAATAGACTAGTATGTTCAGTCCCTTCAGGTGCTTCGTTTCTCATAAACGGTGGATTACCAGGTGGCATATCAAATGCGATTGCCGGATCAAATGCAGCTTTGAGTAATTGTCTCATGGCAGCTGTATCGTTCTTTTTTAATATTTTTAATTTGTCTTCTTTGTTTTTAGCGTTGTTGATCAGCGTAAAAATTTCATGTACAGTTTGTTCTCCTGAACCTGACGTTCTCTGAGCCGCCATTAAAGCTTTGTTTACTGGTGGTAATTGTGGCATAATTTATTCTCCATATATATGTTGTTAAAAATCACTTGTATTTTCAATTAATGATTTCAATTTATTATCAATAAAGTAGTTTAATAGGAGCGACCTATCTTTTACTTTATAATTTCTGTAAGTATTTATAATCGTTTTTTCTACGTCTTCCGGTATCTGTGATAGATCAATCAAAGTCTTGTTTCTATCATAGTTCTTTTTTACTTGTGGGTCTATTTCTAATGAAGTCTCTATATTTTTAAACTCTTCCAATCTTTTCTTATTGATAGGCTTTTGTCTCTCGTCTCTTAAAAATATATCGTCATCACTTAATACATTTGGTACACCATCTGATCTATCACCTTTGATAATTTGTTCGTGTAAGAATTGTATAGGGTCTACTTGCTCACCAATAAAACTTTTAAGAATTGGACTAAATTGGTAAACATCTCCGTAATGGTGTAACTGTATAAAGTCTTTGTCACCTGATACGATTAAGTATTTGTCTTCTTCTCTCAATTTTATAAGACTAGCGATAATATCGTCAGCCTCTGTATTATCTACATGCATAACTACGTATGGAAAGTTATCAATCAATTCTTGTTTGATCTCCATCATAATTTTGAATATGTTATCCCAATCAGTATCCGAATCTACTCTTCCTTTTCTTCTACCATGTTTGTAGTTAGGAAATATAGTTCTTCTCCATGGATTGGCAGCGTCTGAACATAGTACCATTGTACCATATTCTTCTCTAAACTTTAGATTAAAACCACGTAATGAATTTAATACCATTTGTCTTACCATTTCTAAATTAGGTTTAACATCTGCTTTGCCTCTGGTCTGCACCATCAGGTTTGAAATTAGTACTTGATTTAAATCTACGAGTATCATTTAATTATATTCACTCCAATGCTTGTCTTTAGGTGTTACTTTACCTTTAATCTTTGCTCTTATTCTACTTCGTAATACTGAAATTCTATACTTGATACCATCAATGGTTGTCCACATCCAACCACAATCATGTGGTTCTATTTGTTTTTTAAACCATTTATTGGTCTCTTGTAATGTCTTGATTTGAGTTTGTAATTGTTTTACTGTTGACATCTGGTTTCCTGGTTGAGTTAGGTAGGTGGCGATTGCTCGCCACCATACACAATGTTCTAGTTTTTGTAAGCGAATGGTGTTCCGTACAGTTTAGTAATACCAGCAGCTATGATAGCTTTAGTTGGTGAACCAATTCTGTATGAAGTTCCTTTTGCTGACTTGTTGATATAGATCATATTACCTTGTGATCTTAATTTATCAACCATCGCTCTTGGCGATATAAGGTCAAACTTGTTTCTTAATACTGTCCAAGATACAGCTTCACCTTTGTTCAAAAGATTTAATACCTTTTGAGTTTTGCTCATAGCAGGTCTTCCGACTCTACCAAAAGCGTTTTTAATTGATTTAAACATTTTGTTTAACTCTCCTTTTGTTGTTATTAAATGCTATTTTACAACCTGCTGAGGCGATTACCGGAGTAATTTTGTTAGAAAGACTATTTGTCATCATCGTTACCAAGGTCCTCATCACTTTCAAAGAAAGTGCCGGCACCATTTGTTAGATCATCTAGTTCTTCTTTAATTTCTTTATTAAATGGTCTTGTAGGTTTAAGTGTTTCCATAACTCTACTGTAATCAATTGTTGCTGATCTGTGGCCATTTTTCATTTGTTTTACTTGTACTATTTTATCTATAAGAGAGTGTGATGTATGTTTCATACCAAAGTCTCTGTATATTAAACCTCTTAATGAGTCAACCACCATTGCTAAGTCTTTTGTAAAGTTAATCTTATCTGTTTTGATTGCAATGTCTAAAAAACTGTTTATTAAATTCATAACTATATTATCTACAGACGATTCAACAAATGCTTTCGTCTGAGCATGTTTAATTTTATCATTAGCTTCAGATTGTTTCTTTACAAAGTCTGGAGTAGGTTCACTTGTACCACCTTTATATCTTACAATCTTATTAGTAGGAAACTGTATAA